GCTTTTAGGAATTAGAGATACAGGCGGTGGATTAGGAAATAATGCTGATGAAATTGAAACTGCTACAAGATTATTTGACAATATTGTTATTAGACCATACCAATTAGAAATCATTGAAGCTATTGACGAAATACTATCTATAAACGGAATCGCTTTAAACCTATATTTTAAGACGATACAGCCACTTGATTTTATAGACGTAAATACTATGAACGCAGAAACAAACGAAGAGGAAACAGGTGTTAAAATGTCATCTGACAAGGTTTGTTGTTCTACTGAAGATTCTTTAGATGATGAAACAGCACAAAGTTTAATCGACTTGGGTGAACTTGAAAACGAAAATTGGTTATTAATTGATGAAAGCGAAGTTGACTATGATAATGATGATACTGAAAATGAATTATTAAATAAAGAACCAAAACAAAGTTTGTTGTCTAAAATTTATAATTTTGTAAGTACGGGAACAGCAAGACCAAACGCTAAATCTGAACAAGACGAAAACATTGATGGTGTTCGTTTTATAACTCGTTATGTTTATGCAGGTGAAAATTCTGATAATACTCGTTTATTTTGCAAAAGAATGACAGAAGCTGACAAGATATATCGTAAAGAAGATATTTTAAGAATGTCTGAAGCAGCAGTTAACAAAGGTTGGGGTCCACGTGGTGCTGATACCTATTCAATATGGCTTTATAAAGGCGGTGGGGCTTGTCATCATAGATGGAATAAAAGAGTTTATGCAAGTTTTGAAGGTGTTAACATTGACGTTAATTCACCAAAAGCAAGAATAATAGCAGGTCGTACTGCTGAAAAATACGGATATACAATTAAGAATCCTGAATTGGTTTCACAGCGTCCGATAGATATGCCGAACAAAGGATTTTTACCTAAAAACAATTAAGAAATGGCTTACGCATTACTAATAAGTACAGACGATGTAAAAAGATTTACAATACTAAATGGAAATTTAGATGTAGATGATTTTATCCAATATATAAAAATAGCACAAGATATAACTATCCAAAACTATTTAGGAACTGATTTATATAACAAGTTCCAAACATTGATTATAAGTGGAGATATTAACTTAATTGGGAATCTTAAATATAAGAACCTTTTAACGGAGTATATCAAGCCTATGTTGATTCATTTTGCGATGGTTCAGTATTTACCTTTTGCAGCTTATACAATAGCTAATAAAGGAGTATTTAAACATACTGCTGAAAACTCTACAAGTGTAGAAAAAAACGAAATAGATTACTTGGTTGAGAAAGAACGTGATATTGCTCAACATTACACGCAAAGATTCATTGATTTTATGTGTTTTAATAATCAAAATTTTCCTGAATATAATAGTAACTCAAATGGCGATATGTACCCTGACACAGATAACTTCTTTGGAAGTTGGGTGTTATAAGAAAACAAGAAAAAAAGTAGGCAGTTATAATAAACCAAAACAAGAAAACAAAAAGAAGTTAGAAATCTTTTTAAGTAAATATGACAAAAAATAAAGATTGGGGCAAAGCAAGTGAAAATAATATTGGTTGGGGTGCTTCTGAAATAAATAAAATATATTTTGGTTACATTTACAAAACAACAAATAGCGGTACAACCTTTTTAAGCAAAATAGCATTATTAACAATAGACAGTATAAGCAAAACAGTAGATTCAATTAAAACAACAATAGATAATTTAAACCAATGGCTCAAGAAATAATTAATGTAGGAACAAATCCTAACGATGGAACAGGAGATACTTTAAGAGGTGCGTTTGTAAAGACTGATGATAACTTTACTGATTTATATACCAATAAACAAAACACGCTTGTATCAGGTACTAATATAAAAACAATAAACGGAAATAGCGTTTTAGGAAGTGGTAATTTAACTATCGGTGGAATTACAGGTAGCGGAACAACTAATTTTGTTTCTAAATTTACAGCAGCAGGTGCAATAGGTAACAGCCAAATATTTGATGATGGAACAAACGTAGGGATTGGAAATGCTTCTCCTACAAGTAAACTTGTTGTAGACTATACAACAAACGGCGCTAATGGTATAGTTTCAAGAAATTTAAGTACAGGTTCTTCTGCTTATGGTTTTATCGGTGTTTACACTTCAACAGGCGGAATTGACTTAAGAGCTCACTCAGCAGCACACTCTTCTTCTCCTTCAACTTCTATGATAAATTCAAGTTCAGCAATGACAAATGGTTTATTGATATTACAAGCAGGTGCAAATCCAATTAGATTTAATATAGGTGGTGGCGAACAAATGCGTATTTCAGGTGCAGGAAATGTTGGAATTGGAACTTCAACTCCTTTAGCAAAACTTCACGTAGTTGGTACGTCATCTTTTCAATCAGATTTTGCATATATTGATGTATTAAATGATGCTATTTATATGTATGGTAAAAACAATTCAGGAATGTATTTAGAAGATGGTTTATCTTCGTTTGGTCATAATCCGGGAGGAGATTTTCGAGGTGTTCGTGCTAATGCAACTGAAGGAGTTTGGTTTACAAATGAATCAGGAAATAAATTAGGTCTTGAGCCTGTTGATAATGAATTATTTGTAGAGGGTATGATTCAAACAACGGATGTTCCTTCTAACATATTAACCCCAAATTCTTGGATAAAAGTTTATAATTGGGATGACTCTACAACTTATTTCTTACCTGTTTACCTATAAAAATAAAAAAATATGATAACTTACAAATGGACAATTTCGGCTTTTGATTGCAAAGCTATTTTAGAAGATTTAACAGACGTTGTTTATAACGTACATTGGAGATATGAAGCTACAAAAAAAGATATTGTAGTTTCTAATTATGGAGTTTTAATTCTTGAAAATCCAAACAAAGATAATTTTATTGCTTTAAACGATTTAAAAGAAACTGATGTTATTGCTTGGTGTGAATCAAAATTAGACGTTAACGAATTAAATACAAATTTGGAAAGTCAAATTAATTTAATTGAAAATCCAATTGAAAAAACAATTAACGAACCTTTTAAAATTAAAAAATAATGGAAAATTTACAAATAATTGAACAGGCTATAAATTTAGCAGTTACAAAAGGTGCTTATAACTTACAAGAAATAGATGCTATTTTAAAGGCTTTAAAAGAATTAATTAAAGATAAAGAATTAACTAAAAATGAAGACGTATCTTAATTATTTTTTTAGCGGTTTAATATTATTCTTTGCACCGATTCAGGGTTTATTAATTGCAGTTGCTTTTGGTATTTTTCTTGATACTTTTACAGGTATTTTTAAAAGTGTTAAATTAACAGGTTGGCGTTCTATTCGTTCAAAAACATTATCTAATATTATAAGCAAAATGCTATTGTATCAAATTACTATTTTGTTATTATATGTTATTGATAATTTTTTATTAAACGAATTTATTTTACAACATTTCACTATAAAATTTATGTTTACTAAATTAGTTGCAATACTTTTAATTTTCATTGAACTTGTAAGCATTAAAGAAAATATAGAATCAGCTTTAAAAGTTGATATTTGGAAAATGCTAAAGAATTTATTAAACAGAGCAAAAGAAGTTAAGGCAGATATTAACGAAATTAATTAAAATGCGAGATATTAAATATATTGTAATTCATTGTACAGCTTCGCAACCAAACACAAAAAAAGAAGCTATTTTAAGTTATTGGAAAAATACTTTAAAATGGAAAACAGTAGGCTACCATAGATTGATTGATGCAAATGGTGTTATTCACGAACTTGCAAAGTTTGAACAAATTACAAACGGAGTTAAAGGTTATAATTCAGAATCTATACACTTCAGCTACATTGGTGGTATTGATGAATCAGGAAGACCAAAAGATACAAGAACTTTAAAACAAAAAGAAAGTTTATTGTATTTAGTTAAACAAGCTAAAAAACAATTTCCAAACGCTATTGTTCAAGGGCATCGTGACTTTGGTGTAAATAAAGCCTGTCCAAGTTTTGATGCTAAAAACGAATATAAAGCGATTTAAGACACTATTTTATGAAATACATATATTTACTTACTTTTATCATTTTAGCGTCTTGTGGTTCACGAAAGGTAGCTATAAACAAACAAGAGAAAGAAGTTGAAACTAAAATTGTAGAAAACAAAGTAACAACTGATAGTTCAAATGTTGAAATTAAATTTAATTACGAATTAGATATTTTTACAGTAGAAGCTAAAGATAATTTAAAGCCTTTTACATATAATAACAAAACGTATTTTAACGTCGTTTTAAGACACGAAAATAAAAAAGATAATACTTTATATAAAAAAGATATTAGAATTGTTAAAAACGAAGCTAAAGTATCAAATATCAAATCTAAAGAAGTAATTAAACAAAAGAATACTGAAAAAGATAATTATAATGTTAAATATTATATATTATTTTTAATTATTATTTTATTAATTATATATTATATTCTTAAAAGATATTTAAGAGTTATATAAATATATTATATATATATTATTATTATATATTATTATATTAAAATAAGCGTGTACACGCGAGGATTAAAAACTTCACTTATTAAGCATTTTGTTAATAACTATTATTTACATTTGTATTAATGAAAATCAAACGCTCCACAATAGTTAAGAATTTAGATACTGTATTTAGTCAATACATACGTTTGCGTTATGCAAAAAATGAGATTGCTGAATGTGTAACTTGTGGAAAAAAAGACCATTATAAAAAACTACAATGCGGTCATTTTCAATCCCGAAGACATTACTCAACACGATGGGACGAAAACAACGTAGGAGTTCAATGTTACGGATGCAATATTACAAATCAGGGACAGCAGTTTTTATTTGCTAAACATTTAGGATTAGAACTTGCTGAACAAATGGTTTTAAAATCAAAGCAAACTGTTAAATTTACAGATGCAGATTTGCAAGATATGATACAACACTACAAAGATAAATTAAAAGAATTTTCTTGATATTTCTAATTGTTTCTAATTGTTTGAATTGGGTAGTTTAACGACTACCCTTTTTTTTGCTAAAAGTTAAATATTTGTTAAAAAATGAAAAAATAGTTTGTA